ATGTTCAGTTAGATCTTGCGGGAAATCCTATGCCGAAACAGCAAACAGAGTCCAAACGTTTGTTCTCTTTTATGCAAGATTCAGATAGTATTTATGCGGCATTCATGCAGGTATATAATATTGATTTAATTGATGAGCAAGGTAAATTGCATTGGCGGAAGTTCAAAGCGCTACTGAATAATCTACCGAGCGGGAATGCATTCAGTCGTATCCTGGAAATACGCGGATGGACTCCTGCTGATGATAAGAAGAAACGTAGCGTAGCAATGCGTGAAATGCAAGAAAAAATACGATTAAGAGAGGAGTGAGCAAATGGCAAGCGATGGTGTCGTGACGATCAAAGTAAAAGCGGATGATAGCGATGTGCAGAAACTCGTCAAGTCTATTGATACGTTAACCTCAAAATTAAATGCTTTGTCAGCTGATGTATTTAATAAGATAGCAAAAGGTGCGAATGGAGCAACGAGTGCTGTCATGGATATTACAGACGGTATGACGAGTTTAACTGGAGAGTCACAAAAAGCCGATAGCGCAATGAGTCAAGCGAGTAGATCGGCGGGGAATCTGGCGCGCGACGTATCTGATATTAACGGCGAAGGCCTGTTTGATGTAAGTAAAGCGGCGGACATTGCAAGTGCTGATTTAGACGGAACGAGTTTCGCGGCGAATAACGTGGCAAAAGATGTCGCGGATATTGACGGTGAAGGCTTATTCGAAGTGTCAGAAGGTGCAATATTAGCTGGTTCTGACTTGGATTCAGCTAGTCAATCAGCAATGTACATGTCGAGTGGTATGGCAGATATTGACGGTTCTAGCTTAGATGATGTGTCTAGTAGTGCGGATAACGCAGGTGATTCAATAGATAAAGCATCACAATCAACGAATAAATTCAGTATCGGCTTATTAGATATTCTTAAAACAGCTGGAGCATTAACGATCATCCAAAAAGGCTTTGATATGATCGCTTCTAGTATGGATGGAGCAATTAGCCGATTTGATACAATGGAAACTTATCCGCGATCAATGAAAGCACTCGGCTATTCAACGGATGAAGTCGATAGAAGTATGAGACGCCTCGACAGTGGTATTCAAGGGTTGCCGACAAAGTTAGATGATGTTGTTAGTAATACGCAACGAGTCGCGAGTGTTACCGGTGATTTAGATAAATCAACAGAGACAGTATTAGCGTTGAATAACGCATTCTTAGCGAGTAGTGCTTCGACTGCTGACGCTAAACGTGGAACTGAGCAATACATACAGATGTTAAGTTCCGGTCGGGTTGATATGCAATCGTGGAAGACACTACAAGAAACTATGCCTTACGCACTGAAAGAAACAGCTGAAGCGTTTGGTTACACCGGAAGAGCTGCGCAGACAGAGTTCTATCAGGCGTTGCGAGATGGCGAAATCACATTCGAACAATTTAACAGTAAGCTAATTGAACTATCTGAAGCGCAAGGCGGTTTTGCGGAATTGGCACAAACAAACAGTCAAACATTGCGGACATCATGGGAAAATGTCAAAACGGCGATTGTTCGTGGTGTAGCAAATGTGATTAAAGCATTAGATGAGTTGAGCAAGTCCATCACCGGGAACTCAATTGCACAAAATTTATCAAATTTAAAAAGTGTAGTTGATATTGCATTTAGTGCAATGGTAACAGCGATTGAAGCTGTATCGCCAGTAGTTGAAGTGACTATATCGGTTCTCAAAGGACTGCTAGCTGTATTGAACTTCTTATCTCCTGTAATTGCGGGAGTAGTGGCTGGATTTGCGACATTGTTAATCATACAAAAAGTTAGCGCGGGATTTATTGCGCTGAAATCAGCAACATTCTTAGCCTCAATTACGATGAAGCAATTCGCAGCTGGAGTCGCACTATCTAATACAGCATTAGCTGGTGCCTCTACCGCGACTAAAGTAGCTGGAACGATGATGGCTTTATTTACCGGGAAATTATCAGCAGCAGCTGTGGCTACTAAACTGCTTGGTGGAGCAATCACGTTTCTCTCTGGTCCGATTGGCTGGGTCGTTGCTGGCATCGGAGCGTTAGTTGCTGGACTAACTTTGGCGTGGAAGTGGCTTGGGCAAGCTAGTGATGAGATGAAAGAAACAGCTGATTCAACAAAAGAAATGGCTGATGAAACTTCTGGACTAGTTGATAGTATAGAACGATCAGCAAGTGCACATGAGAAAAATTTATCGGCACTTGAAGGTCAGCGACAAGCAACTAACGAGTTAGTACAAGAGACAATCGAATTAGCGAATGCTGAGAATTTGAGCGCCGCTGAAAAAGAACATTTAAAAGCTAATATTGAGTCATTAAATGGATCAATTGAAGGATTGAACTTAGCGTATAGCGAAGAAGAGCAAGCACTCAACTTAAGTAACGATGCGATTCAAACTCGAGTTGATTTAATGCAGGCAGAAGAAGAACGGGCGGAAGTTCAACAACGACTAGTTGAAATTGCCAAAGAACGCGCAGAAGCTGAGCAACAACTTGAAGAAAACTCGAAAAAACTCGATGAAGCACAACGGGTACTTGACGAATCAGGATTTAACTGGTTTAACCGCAACAAAGAGATTAAAGAATCTGTTGAGGAGCTAGAAACAGCTAATCAAGAGCTTGAAAATAAAGTTGGTGAGTTAACAATTGCTGAAGAAGAGGCTTCGCAACGAATGCAGACGGCTAATGAGCAAGTGGCACAAGCGAAAGAAGAAATGGTTCAACGCGGAATAACTTCTATGTCAGAATTAGAAGCGAAAGACCAAGAAATCGTTCAAAGTATGATGGACCGATACAGCGAGTTATCAGACCATACCACGAATATGTTCGACCAAATATCGCAGAAGAGCGAGATGTCGATTGAAGAGATGAATAAGAATTTACGACAAAATCAGGCGGTAGTTGAAGAATGGTCGCAAGGTTTAGAAACACTAAGTCGCGAAGGTGTTGACGAAGGTATGCTGGAACAATTACGGCGTCTCGGTCCAGAAGGTCTGCCGTACGTTAAAGAATTAGTCGATGCTACACCGGAACAGTTATCCGAATTACAATCCAACTTCAAACAAGGTGGAGAAACAGCTAAAACAGCATTATTCGATAGTATGGGTATTGATGAAGGCGATATGATTAAAGGTATCCCGGAACTGGTTACAAGAACAGATCAAACGCTCAAAGAGTCAATCGAAGGGTCTGGCATTAAACGCGCCTTGCCTGATGCACTAGAAGAAAGTGCTGCCGATGTAGAAGAAGCAGCTGCGAAAACTGGTACAGGGGCGGCTATTGGATTAGAACGTGGATCTGGAGAAGTTAAGGCTGCTGCCCGTGAAATGGGTCAAGGTTTAAATGATGAGTTCACAGCTGTATTAGGTATTCATTCGCCATCAACAGTATTTATCCAGCACGGCCAAGACATTACAACTGGTCTACAACAAGGAGTCACACAAGGTTCATCTGGAGTCTTATCCGCTTTACGTAATTTAGCAACACAAATGGACACTATTATACAACAAGCTACGCAGAAGATGAACAATACGTCATTAACCGGCTTTACTAAGTTAGCAACAGATGCACAAACCAATCTAAACCAGACAACTACGATTGTTCAAACATCAATGAGTAGAATGACATCAACAGTTCAATCAGAATCAAACAAACAAACGCGTATTATTACAACGTTCTATACTGATTTGACCTCACGCACAAGACAAAACGCGACAACAAACGAAACAATACATCGAACAAGTTGGCAGAAGATATCAACAACAACTCAACAATACACAACACGAATAACAAGCACTATCCGGTCGAGTACAACAACTCAAGTGAACACAATACGGACTGGATACAATACTATGGTTAGCAATATTAGAAGTTCAACAAGTCAAGCAGTATCGGTCACACGTGGAGCAATGAACTCTTGTGTCAGCATTATGCGCTCAACCGCAGGACAAGCACGGTCAGCCGGATATAACATGGGGATTGGTTTCAGAAATGGCCTGGCATCAACCCGCGGGTCTATCATGGCAACCGCAAGAAGTATCGCTAACAGTGCATCAAGTGCTATTAGAAGTGCATTAAGAATCCACTCACCATCACGAGTCACAAAAGAACTAGGGATGTTTACAGGTGAAGGTTTAGCGCTTGGTATGAAGGATAAAGTGAAAGACGTTGAGAAAGTTGCAAACCAGCTAGCTAATAGCGCGATTCCACGTATGGATTTAGCAAAATCAATCGGCGGAATTGGACTTGGCGGATCAGGTAGTGCGGTATACAACAATCAATCATTTAATTTCAATGCAACAACTGGCGGTGGCGCTGGTGGTATGACACGTGAAGAGATGATGCGTATGTTCGAAGAATTCAAGTGGTACATTAAGCAGGAAGGGGGAAGATTAGATGGCTAGTATTACGTACAATAATAAGAATAACAAAGAATTCGGTTTGATACTCACAAATGATGTTAGTCATGAGATAAGCACCAACGATATTGAAGCGTTGGAAATTGAAGGTCGTGACGGAGCTGTTTTGCTAGACCATCAGCGATTAAAGCCGATTGAGAAAGCATTCCCTTTTGTCTTGAAAGATGAAGTTTATCCGGCAACAAGCAAGATCTCAGAATGGCTTGGCGCTAAGGGATGGCACGATTTAGAGCTGAGTTGGGATCCAAAGTTTGTGTATAAAGCGACGGTTCTAAAAACATTAAACATTGAAGAAGTTGTGAAGCGATTCGGTAAATTACGAGTCGCTTTTTATGTACATCCGATTAAAGTGTATAAAGACAGTCGACAGTTGCAAAGTATTAGTAACGGTCAGACCGTCCAAAATCGGGGCAATGTGCCGTCTAAACCAATTCTGGAGATAACAGGGTCTGGTAATGCTGAAATCACGATAAACGAACGTCTCACACGTCTGGAGAACTTGCAAGGTGGTGTCACAATCGATATGCAGAACTGGTTGATGCATCATAATTATGCTGCTCAGTGGGATAAGTTATTGCGCACGGAAAGTTCAGATTATCCATATTTGGATGTAGGATCTAATCGCATTAGTTGGACTGGCAACATCAGCGTGAAGCTGGCGAAATACGAGGGGGTCAAGCTATGATACCCGTTCTATTTCCAAAAGAAGAGAAGCAGTTCAGAAGTTATGGGCTTGGCCCGTTGTTTGAAACACTACATGCGGAAGTTAAGAGAGAGCGTAATGGTCAATATAACTTATACATGACGTATCCACAAAATGGACAGCAAGCTTCCGTATTCAAAGAAGGTATGCGAATAAAGGCTGACGCAGGACGACGAACGCCATGGCAAACATTCGAAATTACACGGATTAATCGGCGAAGTGATGCGATTATTGAGATATGGGCGGATCATATTAGCATGCGACTTGCTAAGACAATGATTAAGCCGAAAGTTGAAATCCACGATGCGAATGCAGAAACAGCACTCAGGCGGTGGGTTAGTCAACTTGTCGGGGATGATGAATGGGAAGTTTGGTCCGATATCGATACCGTCGGAAGCACTGCGTGGAGTGTTGATAGCGTAGAGAACGCACGTCGAGCGTTAGGTGGAACAAGAGGTTCTATCTTAGATGTTTGGGGTGGCGAGTTCGAGTTTGATAACAAGAGAGTTAATCTCTGGCAGAATCTTGGACGTAAAACACCTGTCGTTCTAGAATACGGACGTAACATCACCAAAATTGAGAAAGAGAATAAAGAAGAAACAGTCTATACATCAATTTATCCATTCGCGAGAGCGGAAGAGGATAATATTATCACTATTCCGAAGTATGTTGTGGATGGTAAATATATTGATATGTACGATCATAAAAAAATTAAGCTCGTGGACTTCTCGGGTGAATTTGATACTGAAGAGAATAAACCGACAGCTGAAAAATTACAGAAGCTTGCTGAAAAATATGTTGAACAGAACGATATAGGAGCGCCGCACGAACACATCAAGATAGAATATGTTGATTTGTCAAAAACACTGGACTATCAAAATGTCCGCTATATCGAAGAAGTCGAGCTGTGTGACAGGATACCCATTTATTATCCGAAGTTTGATATATACAGCAAAGAAGCGAAGGTTGTTGTTATAACATACAACGTTATCAAAGATGAAAACAAGTCAATTGAGCTTGGAGTAATCGGTCGAGGATTTGGTTCAACAGTTGCTTCATCACTTAGCGGGCGAATGCATGAACTGGAGCAATTACAAGCACAACAATCCGGACAAGTGCAGAGTTTAGTTAATTCGGCAGGTAACCGTATTTGGTATGGAGAACCGCCGGATGATATTGAACATAAAATTGGCGACGTTAAATTTATTCAGAACGGAAAATACCAGCAGATGTATATCTGGGATGGTAGTCAATGGAAGCTGATCGTTGATACGGAGCATTTAAACAAAGTGGAAAAACTTATTGGCGATATGGAAGAATATTGGCGCAAAGCAGACGAAGCGTTCGAGAAGCAACAAGCGGAGAATGAACGACGGCTCGAAGAGTTCCATCAATCGCTGGAGCAGTTCCGGCAGTCGCTAGATGAGAATGATAGAGAAGCTGATAGAAAAGTCAATGAGTTTAGAAAGCAACTGGAACGTGATCAGCAAGAGCGTGAGCGAATTCGTGAAGAGAATCAAGAAAAGATTAATGAGTTTGAGCGCCACTTAAGCGATTTTGAGCAACAACTCAAGAGCTTTGATGCTGGGATGCTCGAAGGTCTGGATCAGCGGATTGCTGAAGCGCTGGATAATGCGGATATCAGTCAAAAAATTAATGAGCTAGTCCGTAACATCATCAACGACGCAGGCTTTGGGAATGCATTGCAAGATATTGAAGACAAGCTGGAACAAACGTCGCAAACTGCACGAGTGAATGCCGAAATTATTGGTGGCGACGGAAAGACTCGCTACAACAAAAATCGAACAGACACCACGAACGCTACAATTCAGCTAGAAACAGGCTATGTGGAGATTGGTTCGAATGGTCCGGACGGTTGGCCAACAGATGAAAGTGGCCGGTTGAAAGAACTCACCATAAGTTTTGAAGCGGAATGCATCCCGCGCGGGTCAAGTACGGTCACGGTTCGATTGTCTACACCACTTTGGTATGGTGCTGCGATTGAAATGCGCCCGGATAACGAGTTCTATCCAGTAGCTGATAAGAAAGCGACAGCACGCGAGACAGAGCTATTTGCGGTTTATAACGATGAATATACGCTGGATGTGGATAGCCCGTGGTTTGCGGAGAAAGCAACGCAACGGGTAACAGTAGATAGTGATAAGACCGTAACGGTCAATCCACGCTTAAAGACAATTGCTGACGGGAACTTAGAAGCGGAGTTTTATGGTGAGTGGAACGTAGAACCAGAGTTAATATTCGATGGAGGAGTTGATTAGATGGCAGACAAGATACCAATTAGAGTGCAGCACAGGCGTAAAAGTGCGAGCGATTGGCAGAGCAGTGAAGAGATACTACTAGCTGGAGAGCTGGGGGTAGAGTCTGACACAGGCAAAGTAAAAGTCGGTGACGGAACCAGTCGATACACGGACTTGCAGTACTTGACGGGTCCGAAAGGGGAACAAGGTGATACTGGACCACGTGGGAATCCAGGTCCACAAGGTCCAAGAGGGAACACTGGACCGCCCGGACCAAAAGGAGCGACTGGCGAGCGAGGGCCTGAAGGGAACACTGGCCCACGAGGCGAACGAGGCCCGCAAGGACAAACGGGTGAAACTGGTCCGCGCGGTGAGAAAGGCGATTCAGTTACCGTTCAAAGTACTCAGTGGTTAGACAACGGCAACACACAAATTACGTTTAGTGACGGAAATACTGCCGAAGTTCAGAAAGGTCGAGACGGGACGGTAAGTTTAGAAGGCTTAAGTAATGAGCAAATCCGAACGGCCTTGAGCAGTGTGTTGGATGACTATGCTCGAATTAATCATGCGCATGACGAATACATTCGAAAACGAAGCGAAGCAGAGTTTGGTCGTAAAATAACGATCAACGGGAATGGTTCACAATACGCTATCTTCAATATCAAGAATGGCGGTGCGAGCTTAGAAGAATACATCACTCCTCAAGGCGACTGGGGACTATATGTGAACGGCGAGAACCGTGTGATTGCAAAATCGGATAAGTTTGAACATCATACAAATATTGATATGCTTCAGAATAAGATTGTTAATTTACCCGCACCCACCGAAGACGATCATGTAGCGAACAAGAAATATGTAGATGAGCATGTGGAGTTATTTTTTGGTGAAAGTGTTGAAGGATTCTCGAATGAAATATATCAATCAATTGGGAGACTTTCCGACAGTGTTAGTAATGTTATGCAAACGTTAGGGATGAAGATTACTCGTGAGGAAGTTAGCACTGATTACGCAACGAAGGTATATGTAGATACGCTTGAACATAATCTCATAAATATGACCAATGAAATTGACGAACTGAAAGCCAAAGTCGCAACCCTCGAGTCTCGCAGCGGTCAAGTGAGAGACATTCGTACAGAGCGCTGGCTTAATGTTGGGGTTTATCCAAATGGTCAAATGCCAAACAACACAACGAATATTTTGGCATTTGAGGAAGAATAGGAGAAAGGCGGTAGTTTATGATCAATATTCGTGGTGTGCGTGGGTTAGACAGACGAGAATCGTTCACGTTTACACCAAGCGCAGCAGATGAACTGATCCGCATCTATAAAATTGATGGATGCATCGGCGATACGGAACTCAAGAGAATTCAGATTGAAGAAGGACGTAGAGCGACAGATTTTGTGACACCGCAATATGTGGAATCTCAAGTCAGTGGATTATTCAAAGACTTGCGAGATATTCGTGTGGAAATTAAAGATGAAAATAGCGATACATGGGGTAAGATTCGGGCGAATAGCGAAGCAGGACTAATCGAGTATCACAAAGGAAACTTAATGAGTTCTTTGGGAATTAGTCCACAACAGCACATCCAAGCCTTCGAAGATAAAATCAGCGGGGATTATGCGACGTTTGAACAGCGACTAAACGGAATACAAACAAACATTCGCAATGGTGCTAATGAGTACACAGACACGCAACTAGCGAATTTAAGACAAACAGAAATTCAAAGTCTGGACGGACGTATATCCACAGCAACTCAAACACTGGATGCGTATGCGACACGCTTACAGGGTGTTGAAGGGTCTGTCTCGAACAACACGCAGACAATAGAAGGATTTAATCGTTCTGTTAGTGACTTGAACGGGCGGTTAACAAGTGTCAGCGAGTCTATCGAAGGTATTAAAACTACAATCAAAGACGAAGCTAATCGCTATACGGATACCAAAGTAGCAGACATGCAGCAGACGGTAATTGAGAATATTGACGGGCGTATATCCACAGTTAATCAGAATTTAGATCAGTACAGCGTTCGCTTAAGAAACGCTGAGGGAACTGTTTCAAGCCACACGCAAACGTTGAAAGGCTTCCAAAACAAACTTGAAAATGCAGAAGGAAACATTTCGAGCAATACGCAGTTGATTAATGGGTTTAATCGACGAGTTGAAGATGTAGATGGACGACTCACGCAAGTATCCGAAACGATTGATGGTGTAGAAACAAAGATCGTGAACCGCGCGAATCAATACACCGACACAAAATTAGCCGACTTGAGAAGGACTGAACTGAAAGATATCGAAGGTAATGTCAGTTCAATGGAACAATCCATCGAGAACTTTCGTCAGACACTTAGAACCACAAGCGGGAACGTGTCGCAAGTTGAACAGACAATCCGCGGAATCCGTGAAGAATTTCAATCGGCGGATAAAGAAGTTCAAGCAAGCTTTGAGCGAACGCTCGAAGGAATGGAAACGCGGATAAAGAATGCTAATGAAAGTTATACGGATACTGCAATCGCCGGACTGAAACAAACGGAAATTAAGAGTTTAGATGGACGTGTGACCACAGCAACACAGACCGTCAACGGATTCAGTCGGCGAATTCAAAATGCAGAAGGTGCGATCAATACTGTGCGAGAGAATGTACAGGGTTACGAACGGCGCATTCAAGGCGTTGAAGGAAGCTATTCGCAACTGTCGCAAACTGTTGGTGGCTTAACAACAACGGTTCATGGACACAATGGCTTGCAATCGAGAGTCACACAATTAGCTGATCAGTTGTCCACGAAAGTGTCTAGTGATGACTTCTCAACTCACTTATCACAGTACTCAGATACGATCTGGGCGGCGGTACGAAGTCGTGTGCCGAGTTCATCTGGCAAGATGACTGGTAAAGAGATTATTAGTGCGATTCGCTTGGATCGTTCAGGCGTTAAAATTAGCGGGAGCAAAATTCAAATAACTGGTGATACCTATATTGATAATGGTGTGATTAAGAACGGGCATATCCAGAGTTTAAATGCTGACAAAATAACGACGGGAACGCTGAATGCGGCGCGAGTGCGAGTGATTAATTTAGATGCGAATAATATCACGGGAAACAAAACAAACTTTGTTCAATCAAACTGGAACAATATTAACGATCGTGTACAAATCACGTCAGCTGGAATTGAAATGATTAACTCAGGCGCTTGGCGGAAAACAATCTATACAGCAACTGGATTAGAGATGTTCCGTGGACGTGGTGCTGGCGATAATGCAGGGGTCATAGGATACTTCAAAGGGTCCGATTACCACGCGAGTGATGAAGAATACTTTATGGATGGGTTCGGCGATCACCATACAATCGGAATTGGAGCTTATGGACAAATTGCTTTGGGGACAAGCAATGAGCCGAATGTTCGGAAGTTTAATCCACAGATGGTGGTTAGTTATGGATTTGAAGGGATCCAAACGAACAAGATTGCACCGCTAAAAACACAGTCTGGGTTCCATCTCCAGGCAGGTAATGCTCGTGGCGAATGGGCGAGTATTCTTGCTGGTTCGCTCAACGGCAGAAACCGGCTCACGTTTGCACAGAGCATCGCAACGTTGGAAGCAAATGACAAGTTGGACTTTTACGCAAGTGCAGGCGCACGAGTTATGCGACTCACGTACAAGAGCGTGGACATTAATGGGTCGATTAAATACAGTTCAGATGCCCGCTTGAAGACGAACATTCAGAAATCAAAACAGAATAGTTTAAGCCAAATCATGAACATTGAGTATGCGAACTTTGACTGGAAAGACGGATCCAAACATCAATTTGGATTCATTGCACAGCAGGTTCAGCAGTCGGCAAGTGAGCTAATCACAACGGACAGTGAAGATTACTTGCGCTATGACGAAACACGCTATGTCCACACCATTGGACATGCACTTCAGCAATCGCACGAGCAGTTGCTGGAGCGAATTGAGAACTTGGAAGAAGAGAATGAATTATTAAAGGAGAAATTAAATGAAGCAGTTTAAATGTGAAAATCAGCAGTTAGCAGGTTTCTTAGAAGTACTGGACAAAACGATTGTGAACAAAGGAAAAGTGAAGCGTGGAAAAGCGAAACTCTTCAAAGCATTGCTGAAGAAACAGCACGAATTTGAAGATGATGCGCGCTGTATCCACGCTGATTATTTCGAAGTGGAAAGAGATCGAGTAGTATTTGATGATAAAGGGCGGCCAATCACACTTGAGGGTGTAGGCAGAGAGAAATTGGCGGAACACAGCGAGCTAATATTGGAGCTAGACAAAGAAGAAGCGGTTATTGATTTAGTCGAACACGAGACTAAGATCAAGGCCTTTTTTAATGCACTCGAATGCGACGAGTTCGAGTCAGCAGAAGGCTTTAACGACATTGCATTTGACACACTATACGACAAACTAGAAAACTTATACAAAGGAGAATAGAGATTATGTTAGAAGTAAAAAGCGTAACATTCCGAAGAGGTACAAACACTACAATTGTTGATTTTCTGGATGCAGAAACAGATAAATACTTGAACTTTACAGCGGTTTTGCCGGGCGATTTACGGTCGGAAAATAATTCAACTTTGCTGGAAAAAGGAAAAGGTTATTTAGCGAACCGCTTAGATCCAACAAGCTATTTAGGGAAGATTGAAGGTAAAATCTTACTGTTCGATGAGAAGTTGGAAGAAGTAGATACATTGACCAAGCGCTTAAAAGAGCAGTTGGCAGAGATTGAGAAGTTGAATTTAAACAGCGCTGGTAAGCAGGACATCGAAGGAAATCTTGATTTAGGTGCCGTTGATGATTTAGATTTAGGCAACGTTGAAGATGTTAACTTAGATCTAGGAGACTTAGAGGGGGAGCTATAAGATGAGTAAAGAACAAATTTTGTTATTAATTAAGCGTTATTCGATTAGTATTATTCGTGGATACTATGAATTCAAAGATGTCCACGTGAACTTAAAACCACACGTCACACGGTGCCTAGACAATAACGGCTATGGTCACAAAGTTGACGACGAGTTCCGTGAGTACTACGAAAAAACTTATGGTTCTAAGAAGAATGAACAGATTGAAGAAGAAGCAGAAAAAGAACCTGAAGCAGAAAAAGAGACAGAAACTTCTGAAGAACCACAAGCAACTGAGTCTGAAGAAACCACTGAAGAATAACCATGGGGCGCTTAACAGCGCCTTTTCTACATAGAAGGGATGTGGTGGCGTGGATTGGAATGCGATTATTCTCGGGTTAATTGGGTTCTTAGGTGGCTTGCTTCCGAACTACTGGACACACAAGACGGATCATGCAAAGCATATTGCCGATTCGTACAACGAATTGAACCAAGACTTAAAAGATCAAGTGGCGGATTTAAGGAAACAAATGAGCGATATGCGAGAAGAAATGGCTCGAATGAAAGCAGAGATGCAGGCGGAAAAAGAAGAGAAGAAAATGTTAGAGCAGTTGGTGGAAGAAAAAGAAAAAAAGATCAATGAGTTACACGGCGTGATTGAGACCAAAGATATTATGATTGAGCGGTTGAGAGGAGGAAAAAACGCATGAATGAATTATTTAACCACAGCGCAGCAGTTGCTTTGGTGCTAGTTCCGTTGGTCAGCGGATTGACGGAGCTAGTGAAAGCAACGAGTTTGAAGCCGGCATTCTATCCACACGCAAGTACACTGATTGGGTTCTTAATTGGCATTACACTATGGATTGTGCAAGGTGACGGTTCGCTAGTGCTAGTCGGGATTATTGCAGGCTTGAGTGCGAGCGGTCTGTATGACCAGTTAGGTGCGATTGATAAAGGCAAGGAGATGAAATGATGAGAGGAAATAGGCAGGTGTGTAATGTTTAAATTAATCAAAAGTAATGAACAAACGATTAAAAAAATAATAAGCGACGGAGCAATTGTGTGGAAGGTCGACGAACCCAATTTTGGATTAGATGAAGCTGATTTAATTTATAGCAAAGTTGCGACATTTAGAGTTTCAAACAGGGACATATCGTTCTCTCTAGGACCCGGCAGTTATTCCAAAATGAAAAACAAACGTAAAATGGTGATTAATAATAAAGTTTTTGATATCTCTAACATGGGCATTAGCAATATCAACCAGTCCATATCGTTCCTCGGCAATAAATTCAACACGAAAAAATTATACAATTACCTTTCCAGTTACTACGCGCAAAGCGTGGGGTCAATGCTATACAACTCAAAAGATAACAAGGCACATATCAAGATTTATAAATAATTCGGAGGACTAATATGAAAATAATCGATAGACGAAAACAAGCACTCGGTTATCCGGGAAGTGGTATCTTTCCACGACGTAGCCACAGTGCGATAAAATACATCGTGTGGCATTATACCGGAACGACGGGTTCTAACATCGCATCACACGAACGCTACTGGCGAAATAATAATGGATGGGATCTCGGCGGGTACCACTATTACATTGACCGTGCGGGAACAATTCATTGGAACTACGACTGGAGTATTTGTACGTATGGTGCTGGACCAGCTAATCCATACACACTGCATATCAGCTTAGAAGCGAGCCATAAGAACAACTACACCGCAGCGCAAATTAAAGCGCGTGAAGAATTAACACTTTGGTTAATGAAACAATTAGGTCTCAGTGGCGATAAGATGAGAGGACATAAGGAACTTCCAGGCAATTCCACAAGTTGTCCGGGCTACTCTGTGGACGAGCTGGCTAATTTCCGCCGTGAGTTGAGCAAGAAACTCGGTTCTGGTGGTGGTTCAGCTGTGGTCAACACGGGATTTGTGAAGTATGAGTACGGCAAATTCACATGCACGGTCAATGACGGCATCGTGACTCGGGACGGTGCGAGTTTAAAAGCGAACAAAGTCGGGTCATTGCAAAAAGGCGAGTCAGTCGTTTATACGGATGTCCACACATCAGATGGCTATGTCTGGATTCGTTACGGTGAAGGAACGAAAGACCGCTATGTCCCGGTTCGGCAGGTCGGCAAAGAGGCATGGGGAACCTTTGCTGAGGTGCCACGACAAGATAATGATGCGATTGCCAAAGAGATTCTGGCGGGGATCTGGGGCAACGGCAAACTCCGTAAGGCTCGAATTGAGCAAGCGAAGTATGACTATAATGCGGTTCAGCAACGGGTTCAGGCGTTGAAGGTTGTTCCAAAAGAAGAAAAGAAAAAAGACGATAAACAAGTAGATCGCGAGTTCACGATTGACGGCAAGACGTATGTTGTCGTTGAAAAGTAATTTATTTGTTTGCTTTTTGTTCGGGTTTGGGGTATAATGTAGGTATTCCTTTCTTGATGATATTGTAGTAAATCCATTTTATAAGTCCGGCGCTTGGTCCTTGCGCTGGGCTTTTTTTATTTGTTTAAAGTAGGGTATAATATAAATGCAGGTGTGAGAGCATACTGTATACTTGCTTTCTGATCAGAAGCGGGGCGTGGTGAGAGGGTGGCGCTACGTCGTCTGGCAGTGCCTAACTGTCCACGAGTTATGACCTGCAACATAGCCAGGTCCACCACCCTGTACATAACCTTATTATGTTTCAAGCGAGTTGTTGTTATAAGAATTGGTCGCACAATAAAATACCTCCTACCGATAAGATAGGAGGTAAGTGACAGGCTTGATGACCCGCCTATTTCAAGTTAGTTTCATTATACAATAAATATTAGGTTATGTCCAAGTCATAATATAGCCATCTTGGGATTGAGCAACTTCAAATGCGCTCTTGTCATCGCCGTCATAATCCATGCCAGAAGCAACAAAGTACACTTCTTCATTCTCTGGCTCATAGTACCAATCGAGTAGCGTATTAGCAACATTTGGGTCTTTTTTATCCCATTCATCTAGCTTCTTATTAATGAGTAGTTCAATTCTATCGAATTTCAAGCCTTCCTCAGTTTGCTGTAAGAAGACAGTAGCTTCCCCACAATGAATAGGAAAATCTGGCTCATCATTGCTATCATACAATTCAACACAATATTTAGTTTCAACCGTAAAGTAAAAATCTGGGCCATGATATTCATTTGGGTCATTACGATAAATGCTGAATTTGCAAGAATAAGTGTTGTCATCATGTTTGTTTATTATATCTCCAATTATTGTGAATGGTAGGTAAGCTTTACCATGATGATAGTAGTAGCCTTCAATTGACTCGATTAAGTAATCTTCACATAGTTCAACTATCATGTCTTTGTCTATATCTTCTTGAAGCTCAAAGACTGTTTTTTCTTCTAGAATCTCCATATTATATCTTCTCATTGGTTTCTCCTTTATTAATGAATTTCTGTAATTCGATAATGGTTTTTAACTGAAAGTTTTCTAAATCTCTATCTCCACGTCTTGCAGCTGCGATTGCTTGGCGCGATACGCTGGTGGCTTCTCCTATTTGGTAAGCTGATATATCTTCGTTGTTAATCAAGTCGTAAATCTGTTTTAAGTTAATAATCATATTTTTTCCCCTTAATTGTGTAATTTATAAATTAGTAAGCAAATTAAAGCCAAAATAAGAATATCCATTGTATTGTTCCTTTCTATGTGTTAATATAGGAATTACACGGGGTGTTGCGTCACCCCGAAACCTATTAAAACTTATTTGTTAGTTTTAGACTCGTCTGTTTTCTCAGATGAGTCTTTTTTTATTATTTTGTACCACTCTCTGATTTCCGTTGAAACTAATGCGAATGCTGTTAACAATACGACAATTTCACGTTCATCCATTTTATCAACTCCATTCTATCCAACATTTTCTCCTCCTCTCAACTTTCTAATTATATTATACCGTAAACACTTGTTTACGTCAAGTGTTTTTGCATAGTTTTTTTGATTTATTTAAAAAAATATCTACATGTGGTATAATAAAGGCATAGGAGAAGTACCATTCTCAGTTGCTTAGTATCCTTTTGGTCGGGGTATACTAAGCTTTTTTTTATGCACAAAAAGCACCCGGTAAAGGGTGCTTCTCTAGTTTATCTCCAATTAATAATTTCGCCGTTTTTAGATTGAGCGACTTCAAATGCGCTTTTGTCGCTACCGTCGTACGCCATTCCAGAAGTCACAAAGTATACTTCTTGATTTGTTGGTTCGTAGTACCAGTCAAATAATTCAGTGGCGAGTTCTGGATCGTTTTGCTTCAAGTCATTGAGTTGGAAGTTAATTAATTCTGTTAAATTCTCTTGTGTTGCTAGTTTGTAGTCAGCAGCGAATGTGATGATTACTTCGCCGATGCTGTAAGCATCACGGTCGCCGCCTTCATAAGCATATCGGACGTTATTTGACCACATATCCGCATGATTAGACTGATAGTGTACACCTGCTTCAAAGACATGCTTATCGCCAAATTGTGTTTCTACTAAGAAGTCATCATGTGCTTCGTCATCTTGTTGTTCGATATAGTCTTCTAACTCTCGAATAGCTGTTGTTCGCATTTCTTCAATAATACGTTTTTCAAATTCTTGTTCTAAGTCATAAAATGAGCCAAGCGTGTTGTGGATGAAGTCGTGTGCTTGATTCTCTGCTTCGTCTGGATCTGTGCTGTCGATAAAATCATTGACTTTCGCAATCATACGCTCTCTTAATTCGTCTTGCATTTCTTCAGTTAGGGGGTTCTCACTGATGTCGAATGAAATGTGTTCCACTCGGATGCCGTCAAAGTCCATTTCGTAGCTGATTTCTCTTAGGTCGATTGATTGTGATAGGTTAACTTGTGTGCTGATGATGTTCAACATGTTGGTTTCTCCTTTTAATTTGTCGTATAATTCTGTTAGTTGTGCAGCAAATTTAAATTTTATATCTTCTAGGTCAGTTTTACCACTTGTCCAACGCTGGATGGTGGTTTGATTGATCCCGGTTGCTTTGCTGATTGCGTAGCCGGTTTCTGTTGCGAGTAGTTTTTTTATTTTGGATAATTCTGCTTTCATGAGCGGTCCTTTCTATTTATCGAATACACCTATAGTGTCTACCATTAAGCCAACCCGCCAATGGTTATCCCATTATTTCTATCCTGTCTATTTTACTCCCTTATTTTGAATAATCTGTCATAGAAAACTCACATTGCGCCTCTACTAATCCTAAATGTTCATAGTCTTCAAGGTCAATCATAAAGGCAATCTCAGAGGGAATTTCTCCATCGTAGCCAACGATATATTCGCTTTTCATAAAATAATTCCGTTCTTTTATTTTCCACACATCTAGATTGAGCGTTAGTTTATTTTCTTTTTCTTCTTCTTCCGCCAATCCTCTTAACACCATTAATACATCATCTAATGTATCAATGTCTTCAATTTCTTCATGATATTTTTTTAACTCTTTTATCAAATAACTAGTATAAAGATATAACATATCCCAGTTGTCGCAATCCCCTAACGGTGTAATAACTTTAATTTTGACTTCTTTATCAGTGCCTTCAAATTCGAATGTTCTAATCATGTGTTCCATTTTAATTTCTCCTTTTTTGATGTTTTTGTTATTCCTTAACTTTCTAATTATATTATACTACATTTCAATGAAGTAGTCAAATGTTTTTGTAAAAGTTTTTTTATTTATTTTGAAAAAGTGTGCTATTCTATAGAAGAGAGGAGATATACATATGAAAAAAATCGATTTAACTGGTCAGAAATTTGGGCGCTTGACAGTTGTTAAAGATGACGGAACCAGAACAAAGAGGAAGCAAATTAAATGGCTTTGCAGGTGTGAGTGCGGGAATATGAAACACGTAAAAGGTAGCCACTTGAAAGACGGACGCATTCAGTCGTGTGGATGCTTGAATGATGAGAAACGCCGTGAACGGTACAAGGATATGACTGGTTTCTCTAACGAAGCGTTCGACGTGCTGGAGCGTGATCATAGCGAGGACTGGCGCGTTTATTGGCGATGCAAGTGCAAGAAATGCGGTGAAGAAGTTGTCTTGAACACCAATCAAATTCACAAATATAAGTCGTGTGGATGTGACCAACATCCGAGTCGCGGGGAGTTTTTAGATAAAATTCGTGACCCAGAAGCGAAATGGGATGATGGCATGTATGCAAATAATACGAGCGGTGTTCGTGGGGTTTATTTCGACAAACGTAGGAAATCTTGGAAAGCACATATTGGTGCGAAAGGCGAGAAATATTATCTTGGAAGCTACAAAGAGAAGTCAGAAGCCATTAAAGCGAGAAAAGCAGCGGAGAAAAAATATTGGAAATAAAAAAGGAGCAAAACTGCTCCTTAAATAGACCTTTAAATACAGATTGAAATTAAGAAACTGCTAGTAACTAGTAAATTAACTAGCAGTCAGATGATACGTAATGTAATGTAATATGTCTTATTCGCTTTGATTTATTGAATACTTGCGATTAGTAATATGAAATGAAACGTTATGGAAATTAACCATTAATTTGTTATAATAAACTATATGCCTCACAATCGTTGTTTTAACAGCTTTTGTGGAGTGTTAACTAGCTAAGTAACTAGTATTGAGTTTAAAAATCAATAAAGTTGGCAAATTTTTCAGCGAAATCATCACGTGATTTCTTGGTAACGTGCGTATAAATATCCATTGTCATTTTTGTGTTGGCATGTCCTAAACGATGCTGCACTTCTTTGATTGATGCACCAGCTTCAAATAGCAGAGAAGCATGTGTGTGCCTTAGTCCGTGAATCACAATTTTATCAACAGGAATATTTCGGCAAATGTCGTCCATCCAATAAGCTGGTAAGCTCTTATTGTGGGGTTTACCATTCAATTTATGAAACACTAGAGAATAGTCTGATTTAATCTGCAACAAAGCATCAAGTGTGTCGTTGTCGATGCTAATCTTGCGGGAAGTGTTTGTTTTTGTGGATGTTATTTTTGAACCGTTTCTACCAACAGAGAGATTTCGGTGGATCTTTAATTGTCTATTTGCAACGTCTACGTCGTTCCACGATAAAGCTAACGCTTCTCCTTTACGTATTCCACAAAAAGCAAGCAACCGAAAGAAAGGATAAACTTGAGGGTTTTTGTGATTCTTAGCTTCTTCAAGAAATTTTTTCAATTCTTGCTTCGACCAGAACTTCTTTTTGTTTGACTTTTTCTTTCTTTTAGGGAAAATAATAGCGTCGACTGGATTCTTCTCGATAGCGCCTATTTTTTGAGCGTGTCTGAACAATCTCTTAAGCAAGTTTGCAATCATGAATGAACTGTTGAGATCTTTCCAAGAATTAGCGAGATCTTGTAGCTCTTTTATCGTAACAGATTGAATTAGTTTGTTGCCGATTGCGGGTTTAATATGATTGCGATATTGAGACTCAACTACGATAAGAGTAGATTCTCTAACCGTATGCTTATACCCTGCGTGGAACAATTCGTACACTTCTTGTACGGTGTAATCTTTAGTGGATGTGTCGTCAAAGAATGTATCATTAGCAACCTGTGCTTCGATCCGTTTCATCTCAGTTTTCGCTGCGCTCTTGGTGCGGAACCCACTTCGAGTAGTCATAGAGCGCTTGCCAGTCTGAGGGTTAATCCCAGTGTATATCTGGAATTTATATGCGGGTTTGCCTTGTTTCTGATATTTGATGATTTTTGGCATGGTTTCTGAGGCTCCTTTCATTTTGTAACTGGTCGAATTCGACCAGTTTAAACTTTATTTGTGTTACAATATGCATATAGCGCGGGGATCGCTACGGCGACCCGTACGGAAGGTAATCCATTTGTTGGGTTGCCTTTTTATTTTTTTATCTTTGCCAATCTTCTATTGGTTTGTTCATTAGGTTACCTATTTCATAGAAGAATGCACTGTGTTGTTCATCGGTTAGTTTGTAATATTCTGGTGTAATATATTCATTTAAACTTTTGTGTACATAAATAGCATCAGCTTCATCTACAATTGATAATTCTTCATCTTCGAAATCCAGTTTACTTACTGTATCTTTATCGAGATAAGTAGATATTGCAACAGTCTTAGTATCATCTGAAATTGGCAAAACGAGGGTAGAAATAACATCACGATCTAACAATCCATTTTTGTGATAAAAGTTTAATCGTTCAATCATTAAACTGTCATATTCATTCTTAGTGTGCTTCAAAGATAATGTAGCTTCTTGTTCAACTTCAAGATAAGCTAAATTTTTTTGGGTGCTAAATTCATCGTTATAGATGAGAAGTTCTTTTGTTTCATTCAATAATTGTTTTTCTTTTTTTATTTCTTCTTCAAAAAAATGTTTAGATTCTTCGTATGTTTCGATAAGGTACTGATTGTTTTCTCCACGTTTTTCTTCATCTATTTTTTGCTGTATTTCATCTACCTTTTTTTGTAAATTTTCGATCGTTCCTTCTGTTACGAATACGTTGTGCTCATCCACTTGTGGGTTATCTATATCAGCGGAGTAGGTGTTATCGCTACAAGCTAACAACAACATGCTGCTCAACACAAGCCCTGCAACTAATTTTTTCATTTATAAACAGTCCTTTCTATAATATAACTTTTCCTAAAATCGTAATATTATTACTGTTGTAAACTAAATCATCATACTTATCGTTCTCAGATTTCAATCGAATAACGCTTCCTTCTTTATAAACCCTCTTACAAGTTACTCCTTCATCTTTAATACGAACAATTGCTATTTCGCCATTTTCAACTGTCGGTTGGTAGCGAATGTAAATGCTATCGCCTTTTTGAATCAACGGGTGCATAGAATCACCAGTTACTTCAACCAATTCATCAGCACCTTTTGGAACTGTGGAATTCGGCACAACATCTTTTCTAGCCAATGCATCATCCACTTCTATTGCTGATCCTGCTGCAGTAGCTCGACCTCGAATGATGTAATGTTCGCTACTTTCACTCATGATAGATTGTTTTTCTAGTTGATCTTCTGCGTAATAGTAAACTTGTTTTTGACGGTCTTCTTCTAATTGAGTATATATTTTCATTATGTTGTGAGAGTTTTCGAATTCACTTTTTATAGTAGGTGGGAAAAGATCATTAATTGATACATTTAAAGCATTAGCTATATTGAACAATTCATCTTGTTTTGGTGTTCGGTAGCCTGTTTCATAATTTGAGATAGCACTTCTGCCTACATCAATAGTGTCAGCTAGTTGTTTTTGATCCATTCCTTCTCGTTTTCGATAAACTCTTATTTTATTGCCGATATATTTAGGGATATCCATATCAGCACCTCCTTCTAACATTATTGTACTAGTAAAAATACGTATTTTCAAGAAAAAATTCACGAAATGTGTAAAAAACCCTTGACTTGATGTCACGAAACGTGTAAAATGGAATTAAGATAAAGAAAGCGAGGAGAGTCACATGCAATGGAATTTAATAAAACAACGAAAGAAAAAGCGTGAAACACAAGCTGACCTGGCTGACATCATAAACGTTGACACATCAACATATAGAAACAAGGAAATGGGAAAAACGCAATTTAAGGGGGATGAGATGTTTTTATTATCAGCGCACTATAATGTTCCTATTGATAATCTTTTTTTGCCCTCTAATGACACGAAACGTGTAAAGTGAGGCATAAATTAACTTGGATATTCACATTCTAAATAAGAGAGGAAAATTATAATGAAGAAATTAATATTAATTACTAGTTTAACAGCAGGGGCAATATATCTATATAAAAAATCAACTGAAACTCGTCAATATGGAAAAACAAATGAAAAAGGCAGCACAGCCATTCTTGCTGGGGAGCATATGGCGAGCTACCTTAATCAAAATGCTAATTACATCAGTTCGGGAGTAACACCACGAACTAACAAACGAAACTATCTCATCACAAATTCGGATGATGAATTGTTGGTTGATATCTATGGAAATACAATCACTTCCGATAAAGATGTGAACGTATATGTCAACGGGAAGTTAATCTAAAAAAAAGAGGTTTATGGATTTCAAATACCACTAACCTACAAAAAAAAGGAGGACAACCATGCAATTACTAAGCGAGCAAATGGAAAGAGAGTTGAGTTATCGAGTTATCGAACTGGTTGAGAAGACGGTCAGCAATCTACTGCAACAAGATGGACCGCCAGAGAAGCGATATCTCAGACCGCAGGAGGCTATGGATTATTGTGGTATCAGATCTTATGTAACACTTGACAAATGGGTAACGGAAGAAGGGCTGCCGAAGATTAGGATTGATGGAACGGTGCTATATGACAAAGAAGAGCTCGATAAATTTATGATTCAATACAAGGAGTGAGAGAGATGTATGTCAAACATTATGGAAAAGTAGTATTCGGAGCAATATTCGTAATACTGACACTGATCGGAACAATCATTCAAGTGTTAGTTGAAGGACGCATCTTGTGGAATGCAGTTCAGTTTATTTGGCTAATACCAATCATTGTCTATTTGGTAGCTAATATGGATAGAGATATTGAAGAATGGGAGGATGAACAGTAATGCACTTAAAGGAAATAATAGCTTCAACGGAACAGATAATGGAACGGGTAATTTATTTGTGTGATACACAAGCAGATGAGGGGTTAACTGATGATGAAGTGGAAGAGTTGGCGGATTTAAGCTATGAGTTAGCGGAATATCGCATAACTGATTTAATTCAACAAAGAGATCAACTAGAAGCACACATCGACCACTTGAACAGCCGAGATGAAAGGAGATATGTATGAAAGATGACGTAAAGAGAAAAGCAGAACGAATAATCAACAGCGCTGGTATGTTAAGCCAACTAATTGATACGGATTTATTCGATTGGCTGGATGACATTGTAGGTAACGCTAAAGGAATTATTGAGGACATAGAAAAAGCGCCTGCGGGAACAGACGCTGGAAAAAACACACTAGATTAATTATATCACAGAGAAGGGAATAATACGAATGAACTTATATGATTTAAAAGAACAGTATATTCAGTTACTGGAGTTCACGGAAGAGCATGGCGAAGATGAGCATGTGAAGGCAACGATGGACGGGATAGAAGACGATATCGAGACGAAAGCGGACAATTATGCGCATGTCATAGCGCAACTGGAGTATGAAGAAGAGATGTTTAGGAAAGAAGGGCGCAAGCTGTATGACAAGGCGAAACAGCGGAAGAATCGGCGGGAGAAGTTAAAAAAGAATCTGGAAGATACGATGAACTCGCTGGGGAAGAAGAAATTTAAGACGGATATGCATAGTTTCAATATTCAGAATAACCCGCCGAGTGTGCAAATTGATAAAGATGCCAAGATTCCAGATGAGTTCTTAATTCATCAAGCACCAAAGCCGGATAAGAATGCGCTAAGAGAGTTTTTAGAAGCGGGCAATGAGATGGAAGGTGTCAGTATTAAACAAACAGAAGGGTTGCGGATTCGATGAGTGAGCAGACGTTAATTCAGAAGTTGTTGAGTGTACAAGAGAAGCTAAAAGCACCGAAGAGTCAAAATAATAACTTCGGGAAGTACAAGTACAGAAGTTGTGAAGATATCTTAGAAGCGGTGAAACCATTGAATGTAGAAGCGGGGTTGCTACTGACCATTAGCGATGAGATTGAGTTAGTAGACGGCCGGCATTATGTGAAGGCGACGTGTCGAGTGACGGACGGGACAGATGAGCTAGTGGTGACGGCTTCCGCTCGAGAAGCGGGCAACAAGAAGGGAATGGACGATGCGCAGGTAACGGGTGCGACGTCCAGTTACGCTAGAAAGTATGCATTGAACGGCTTGTACTTGATTGACGATACCAAAGACGCGGATACCGACGAATATGCCCAACAACAGAAGCGGGGCAGTCAGAAGCAGCAGAAACCTAAACAAAACGATCAACAAAACGAATTCCAAGAAAATCGTAAAGTAACAAACGATATCATGAAAAAAATTGCTGAAGAAACAGGCAAGTCAATCCAAGAAGTGGGGAGTTATTTAATCCACCAAGCAAATGAAAAGCTAGGGCGGAAAGACAAAGCGTTAACACCGGCTAATATTAAAATAGTTTATCGAGAAGCTAGAAATATGTTGGGACAACACGATGGAAATTAAAGGTGTCATTCAACACGCTGAGAGTGACCGTATAACAATTAAAACAAAAGATAGTGTAAATGTTCAAGAATTGCGAAAACATACGATAAACGGACATCTTTATGCACTAGTGGATGTATATGAGCGAGATACCATTACTGAACTGCAACGCAAACATTTCTTCGCTTTGTGCGGGGATTATGAAATGTACACAGGCGTACCGATCGAAGCTGTGACAAGCTGGTTTAAAGTGAAATTCATGCAAGAAGCGGGACTAGATGAGTTACCAAGTCTATCCCGCAACCGCATGAAGAAGAGTACCGCAAGTGAGTTGTTAGAGTTTATGATAACCTACATGATCCAAAACGGTATTCCATTTAGAAAACAGCAGTTCTATCTTACAACTGATCAAAACAAGATGCTGTATGCACTAACCATGAAGCGACTTTGCTGGGTGTGTGGGAAACGGCACAGTGACTTGCACCATGCAACTAATTTGGTTGGAATGGGCAGGAAGCGAAGCAGGCACGAGCACACACAATCAAAGTTCATGTGTTTATGCAGACAACATCATCAAGAGGTTCATCAGTTAGGACTAAGCGAGTTCAGAGAAAAGCACCATTTGAAAGAGATTAAATTAAATAGAGACGACTTAATAGAACTGGGGGTTTAGATATGAAATTGTTAGCTTTAATGGAATTGGCTGAAAAGTTTCAAGTTAAGCGAAGAGATGACTGTTGGGAGATTTTACGATACGGCGAAGGAAGTTTTTCGAGTGTTTGGGCATTTATATATGACGACGGAACAGTTAAATACGGCATTGATACTGTTCACCCAGATTCTTACCTGAGCTATTTTTCATTTGATATTGATGACGTATTAATGCTAAAGAAATTTGTAGATGAGATTTTAACGAACGGTGTCGACTTAACCAGAGAGAGAGATTTTTAATGAATAATGTGAGTATTGTCGGACGATTAACGAGAGATCCAGAATTAAAGTACACAAACAGTAACACAGCGGTTGTTAGTTTTACAGTAGCGGTCAATAGACCATACAAAGATAAACAGACCGGAGAATATGAAGCTGATTTTATCAGATGTCAAGCATGGCGCAAGACCGCAGAATTAATCAGTCAATATGGCTACAAAGGTATGCGGGTCGGTGTTGAAGGACGCATTCAGACGAGAAGCTACGAGGGGCAAAATGGACAAGTTTTTGTGACAGAGGTTATAGCTGATCAATTCCACTTCTTAGAAAGCAAGTCGGAGCGCAGCAATAACCAACAACCAAACACTAGCAGACAGCAAAACAATAACTTTAACGATAGCTTCCAAAATGACATCCATATTGACGATGGCGACTTGCCATTTTAAGGAGTAAGGAGGATCTGATGAGTAAACGTTATTTTTGGCTAAAGCTAAAAAATGATTTTTTCAGTCAAAAGGAAATTAAAATGTTGCGCCGGATTGCCGGTGGTGACACATACACTATTATTTATTTGAAAATGTTGCTCAAAAGCTTAAAAAATGACGGGAAAATTTATTATGACGGTATTGCTGACAATATGATTGAAGAAATAGCTTTAGATATTGACGAAGACGTAGATAATGTTCAAATAACATTTAATTTTTTAATGAATAAAAACTTAATTCGATTTTCAGAAGACGACGAAATCAATATGGAAAATATCGCATCAATGATTGGTTCCGAAACAGATGCTGCAAGAAGAAAAAGGAAACAAAGAAAAAGAGAACAAAAACGTTTGGAGTGTGACAATGTCACAGTGGAGTCACAACCTAGTCACACAGAGATAGAGAAAGAGATAGAGAAAGAGATAGAGTTAGATAAAGAGAAAGAGAGTATGTCGGGTAAACCCGACCACATCCCCTACGCAGAGATTGTGGACTACTTGAATGAAAAAACAGACCGTCAGTTTAAAAGTACCACAAAGAAAACACAATCACTAATTAGAGCACGGTTGAACGAAGGTTGGGAAGTTGAACATTTTAAAACCGTTATAGACAACAAGGTGGCTCAATGGAAAGATGACAATGATATGCAGAGATATCTTAGACCAGATACGCTATTCGGCACTAAGTTTGAGGGATACTTAAACGAGGACGCACCTAAAAAATCAAAACAAGAAGGGTGGTTTGAACGAGATGAGTATGCAAGGAACTTCGCAAATCCTAGAACAGTCGATGAGTTTGATTTCGGAGACTGAGGAGATATGCAGTAAACATGATTGTCACTTAATCAAAATGCCGGGATCACCTTATCCGCCCTTTTGTCCAGAATGTGCTAAAGAGATAACTAGAGAAAAAGAAGAAAAGGTGGTTAAAGAGCGTACGGAGCGATCACTTGCTTACCGCAATAATTATTTAAGACACAGTATCTATGCAACACCGAAAACTAAAAAGTGTACGTTTGAAAATTATAAAGTGGTGGATGATGAGACGAAGCGAAATAAAGCAGCTGCGCTTAAGATTGCACGGCATATTTATAAAGGCAATGCGATTAATGTGATGCTATACGGTATGAACGGGACAGGAAAGACGCATTTAGCGATGAGTATCTTAAACAAACTTATGGAACATGACAAGAATATTAAATGCTTGTTTATCTCTATAGACGAAGCACTTAGACGATTGAAATGGGGTTTTAATGGAAATGTTACCGACAGCCTATCTGATGTCGAACTAAGTAAGCGATGTGCTGAAGCAGATGTACTTGTGATTGATGATTTAGGTGCCGAATTAGGACGATTGAAAAAAGATGTTCAAGCAACTAATTGGATTTACGGTGTTTTAAACGGAATTGTAAGCACAAGAAGTGAGAAAACCACAATCTACACAAGTAATTTAAACATGAAAGAGATCGCACGGGCATTTGATGGGCGAATAGCTAGTCGGATGATGGAGAACCAAGTGACATTGACCTTTGAAAAAACGACAGATAAACGGGTCAGTGGGATATAGGAGGAAACAGAATGGGATTAGTTGATCATAAAGCGTTACAATGGGCAAGTGATGCATTAGGAAGATTATCGTATTATTACGAATTCGAAAATGGTAATGAGGCGCATGTTATGAGAAGTTACGAAGAAGATAGAGGTAGACCGCTTTACGATGTTTTCTATAAGCTGAATGATGAGAGTCATAAAATGCTAGGCGTGCTTAAAGATGATGTGTTGCTACTGCTCGATGATTTGGATGAAGGAGGTGAAGCGTGTGAAACTTGTCGGATTTGATGAAAAGTCATTGTTGGCGTTGGAAAAGGAAGCAGATGGAAAGTGGCGAGTCTGGACGGGAAACAGCTGGAAATTTCAGTTGAACACGTATCTGAAAGCTGTGCAATATGCGCTTGAATTTGGCGGGGAATATGTTGGTAAAGCGATTTGGAACGAAGCGCAGCAGTGCAATGAGTATATAAATATTAAGCATGTTCAGTTTAACGCATTGGAGGAGCGGATAGCACGCTGTGAGTAAGAAAGTTATTATTTGCGAGAAAATGCGCTTCTTGTGGACAGAAGCAGAATTGGAAAGGGTGCGAGCTTTGCATTTTGAGAAGAAAAACGTCTGGGAAATTGCGAAAGCGATAGATGAAGAACCAGAAAATGTTGCGTTAGCACTCTTTCATTTAAGTTGGGAAGGGAGATTAGATGAGCCGACGAAGAGCTGGATATAAAAGCAAGCGGAATGGACAACGATTTGAAGAATTGATTGAATTAAGTTGCAATATGTACAAGCGAGAAAACAAGGCGTTTATTCAGAAAACACCTGAGAATACACGGTTTCTTAGACCGCTGAAAGGCGGGAAGTTTGTGGCGGTGCATGATAAGAAGTCACAACCAGATTTTAAAGGGCTGCTGAAAGGCGGTCAGGCAGTGGTGTTTGAAGCGAAGCATACAGACGGAACGAACATTAGGTTTGATCGATTACAAATGCACCAGAAGAAGCACTTAGTGGCATGTCAACAATTGGGCGCAGAAGCGTTCTTGCTAATTAGCTTTGATGTCACGTCAAAAGATAAGCGGGTGTATAAAGTGCCGATTAAAGACTGGTTGCTTTTGGAGAATAAGTTGGATAAGAAATCAGTTAATGAAGATGATTTAAAGAATTATCGTGTGCTGGTGCAGAATGACATGATTCGGTTTTTGTAAGGAGGAACTAACATGTTAAGACAACAAATATTAAAAGACCAATTAGCAAAACAGGAAACGATTGAAGTACCGAAACAAATTATTGCGATATTTGAAGAATACGATGATATCGACAGGTTGTATGATGATTATGTGGAAGGGTTATTCGATGAGCGGATCAGGCACTGGTTCTCGCGATACTTTAAAACAGTAGTGCAGATTGCGTTTGAGAAGAAAAATTATGTGCCGATGAAACAGCGGTATTATGTGCAAGTATTTAAGGGTGAATATGGGTATATGGCCTTTGATAAGTTTGATAAGTGTGTGAGTTATGAGGACAGAATACCTGAGCTATTCAGCAATGAATCTCCTGTCATGACGCAATTTACAGAAAATGATATTAGATTGCTTGATAATGCGGGGATGATCCCGCAGCAATATAATTATGTGGGTGAAAGAGAGCCGGTTGATGAGTTGGAAGTGGATTACGATACAGTATTTTATGTTCCGGTATATGATCCGGAACATTACGAGAGCAATCTGTTTGCGATGAGATACAAAGATAATTCAATGAAACGAGAGGGCCAGTTTTATGTCTAAGCAAAAACTAACAAACGGCAGAATGATTAAAGAAGCTCGAATAGATCGCGGGCTGGTGCAGAACGATATGATTCAATTTTTGTAAGGGGGGACTATTGATGGGCGTTTGGGACTATGATGAGCATATAAGAATACCAGGATTTAAACGGTATAAAATGATTGCTGAAGCTGGTTACATCCACATTGATAAATACAACAATAGAGTGGACGTTAGAACGATTTCAAGTGAGTACGCACGAAATTTATTTTGGTGGTATGAGCGTAAGTTTGGTTGTTTCGGTGATTATAGTTTGCCATTGATATCAGAATTAATTAAACGAGGTAATGTTGATATATAAATTATAAGGGTATTGTAAAGGTCAAATAACCTCCCCGCCTATTTTGAAGGGTTAGAAATTAAAAAGAAAGGATATTTATGTTAACAACTGAGTGCAGTATTGATCAGTGGGAATCACGGGAATTCAATGTAACAGCTGCGCTAAGTAATCTAACCTTTCAAAAGGGGCGGGGGGGGATGATAAGGGGGAATAAGCATGACTAAAGATTTAACTACCGGAGAAATGTTGAAGTTGGCTCGAGTTGAACGTGGGTTATCAAGGTGGCAATTAGCGGATAAAATGGGATTGAGTCGTGAGTATATTAAAGGCGTTGAATATAACAAAATAGAAATAGATAATGCGATGCTGGATGAATTTCGTGGGGCTTTGGGAATTAGAAAGGTGGAGGATTTGGTGTGACGAAGAATTTAACAAAGCAAGAAGTTATAAAGATAACGGCTTATTTACATGATCACGTGAAGAAGGGTTCGGCGTTCAAACACATTGCTGAAGATATGGGAATGTCTCAGCAGGTATTACACAATGCATATCGGGGTGAGATAATTTCCGATGAAACGCTTCGAAAGATATTAGCATACTACAATATTACAACGCGAGAACTGTGTGGTGTGGATATTCCATACTTTGAAGTAGATTTATCCGATATCGGCGAGCGAATAAAAACAGCCTGTATTGATAAGGGGCTAACTGTCCATGAAATGGTTGAGGAAACTGGTTTGTCATATGCTTCTTATGTTGGCTACGAAAGAGGTAGGTGTATACCATCACGATTTAGACTGGAAGATATAGCTGATGTGCTAGAGTTGACAGATAAACAATTATTAACATTTCCTTTGTTAGACGAAGATGAAATTAGATGGCGAGTTAAAGCTATTCGGTCAAATCTGGGGTTGACGGTGGCGCAGTTCTCACAATTGATTGGTGTGTCTGGCCCGACTATAGTAACGAATTGGGAGAAAGGGGACACTTATCCTAGACTAAGCACGGTGAGGAATCTTTTGCGAGAAATTGACTTGACATTATATGATTTAGGAGCGATGTCTTACTTAGAATTAAAGCGGCATTGTGAAGAGATAACATTTTTGATGACAGCAGAAGACAAGCTAGAGTGGCTAATGAATAAGTATAACGTTGAGAAAATTGGGTTGCGACCAGATCGGGATTTTAAAGCAAAAGGAGTTTAGGGATTCGAAATGTCGAAAATGAGGAAGAGGAAAGGTGTTAAAAAGTGAATATTGAAGAGCAAATTAAAAAGAAGCTGCGATCAGAAGTGTTATTTGAGATGGAAGAAGGAGTGAAAGAATTCGAAACACAACTTAGCTATGGTTCTTGGTTGGGTGAAATATTAGTCAAAAAAAGCGAAAGCGAAGAAGTAACCCTGGATACTTACATTTCAGATCTACGTAATGATCTTCTATATTACGCAATGAATGATCATGCGAGTGAAAATTTGGAAAAAAGGTATCCATTCTTAGAAGAAACCATCGAGAAGAGAATGAAGAGAAAACTGGACAAAGTTATAAACCGGATATTGAAGGAGCATGATTGATGAATGACTTAGGCCAGAAAATAAAAGAGCTGCGGATGGACAAAGGATTGACGATGGAAGAGTTTGGTAAGTTATTCGATGCAAGCAAAAGTATTGTTTCGCGTTGGGAGCGTGATATTTCGGTTCCGAACGAAAAACGATTAAAGCATATTGCGAAACTTGCCGGCAAGTCCGTATCAGAATTTGTATACGGTGTGCCGAGTGCGAAAACAATTAAGAAGTTAATGGAGTATTTGGATGCACAAGAAGAACTATTTTATGAACACGAGTGGTCACCGCAGTATCCGCATTCTAATTGGCTTGATGGTCAAGTTCATGTATTAAAAAAGATAAGGGAGTGGGAAATGACTGATTTAGGACAACAAAAATCAATAAGATCAATAAGAAAGGATGATTCACCATGTTAATCCAGCCAAAGAAAGAAATTAAATTAAAAGACGTCACGAATATTAGGTTATTAACGGACGAGTATAATAGCTATTCCATCGACAACCTCATATTCGACCGTTACAATCTCAAATGCTACCAGATACCCGTCACACCAACGCTTCGAGAGTTGTTGAACACGCTTATTCATCAGTTGGTCGTCAATATCTTAGACCACTGGTCGAATATCTTACGGATTGATGAGTCGATGCCAGATGAGGGATTAGCTGAAATGATGGAACAAAACTTCAAACAATTGTTCCAGCATCCAAATCCTGACGTGATTGCAATCGAAACACGAGCGACACTTCAACTGCGAGATGAGATGGGGGAAGCGGCCAGATCCTTCATTTTAGATTATTTATACAGCCTGTCTAACCAGGACCGTGATGACTACTTCGATCAATACACCGAAGACCAAGTGTTTACCGTATACTACGAACCACACGAGGAACGTTTTGCTTTCGCTTTCCCGGGGGAATCATACGTAGGCGACGATACAGACCACTTCCCATGCGGGCAAGTTGCCGTATCCTTAGGAGGTATTGAAGAAATCTTTGATTAAATAGAAAGGAATATTATACATGAAATTACTCCCTCATCTAGAAGGTCGGCTTGTACATTGCGATGTTCAATTAGACAAACCGTTTCATTTTACGCCAAAAAACATCGATATTGCCTATAACGTGGACGTTCAAAATAAACAGCTAGAGAGATTAAGGGTCTATTTAAGCCTTTACGATCATGTTATTTTGTGGCCATTTAAAGAATCAATCCACAACGACATCACAAAGCTGTTTAAA